AGGAGAGCAATGACCCAGAGTTTGACCTTGGAGATTATTCTCAGGAACAACAGCAACAGCAAGAAGACCCGCGGCTGACACAGATTCAACAGCAGCAGGAATTCATCAATAACATGTTCATGGAGCGTCAGCAGCAAGAAATGCAGGCTCAGGCCGATGCTGAACTTGACTCTCAACTGAACTCGCTGAAGGAAACTTATGGCGAGTACGATATGGAATATGTGCTTGGTCTTGCGATGGCTGGGGTTCCGCTAGAAGATGCCGTCAAGAAGTTCCAAGAAAGATACGGGCAGAACCGGCAACCGGACCCGAGTCTTCCGAACGTACTTACTCCCGGCGGCGGTCTTCCAGCAGATAAAGTAGACCCAAAAACCCTAGACGGACCCAATACTCGCTCCCTAGTGGAGCAGATGCTCAGGGCCGCTGCTCAAAAGGACAATTAACATGCCAGCAACTATGGCGACAGTGAGCGCCATCCTAAAAGAAATCTATGAGCCCAAGATTCAGGAGCAACTCAACGACTCAGCCGTTACGCTGAAGCGTATTGAGCGCACTTCTGAAGGCGTTGGCGAAGATGTGGGCGGGCGTTATGTAACGTTCGGTGTCCACGTTCGTCGTAACGCTGGCCTTGGTGCTAGGAACGAACTTGAACTCCTGCCTGTCCCCGGGCAGCAGGGCTTTACTTCTGGCCGTGTGGGTCTTAAGTACCTCTACGGTGGTGTAAAGCTTTCAGGTCAGACCTTCCGCCTTGCCGACAAGAATTTCCAGGCTTTCTCGTCTGCTCTTGATGAGGAAATGGAAGGTCTTAAGGACGACCTCGCAGTAGACCAAAACCGTCAGATTTATGGCAACGGTTCCGGTGCTATTGCTACTGCTACTGCGGCTGGTGCCGGTGTTAACACCTTCACTTCCGCGCCGGGTGCAACTAACCCGACGGACGTTATGTACGTCCAACTCGGTATGCAGGTAGATGTTATCGACGGTACCACACTCGGTAACCCCACTCCGACTGTTAAGGCCGCTGACCGTCAGGTCACCGCTATTAACACCACGACCGGCGTTGTTACGCTATCCGGTGCAGTTTTCTCACCGGCTGTAGGCGATATTATCGCCCGTACCAACTCTGTAAACCGTGAGTGGACTGGTTTTGGTAAGATTTTTGCCAACACTGGTACTCTGTATAACATTGACCCGACTGTTGAGCCTCTCTGGAAGGCTGAAGTAGACAGTACGGGTGGTGCCCTTTCCGAAGGTAGCATGATTCTTATGGCTGACCGTATTCGTGCGAATGGTGGTTCTGTTACCGCTATCTTCACGAACCTCGGTGTTCGCCGTGCTTACTTCAACCTGCTTTCTCAGCAGAGGCAGTTCACGGGTACGAAGGAATTTGCCGGTGGTTTCACTGGTCTTACCTTCACCACTGACGCTGGGGATATCCCGGTGGTCGTTGACATTATGACTCCCAAGCAGTCAATGTACTTTGTCAACGAGAAGTCCATTAAGGTCTACCGCGAAGGTGACTGGTCCTTCATGGACTACGATGGTTCTAAGTGGCAGCGGACTATTGGTTATGACGCCTACGAGGCGACCATGTTCCAGTATTCTGAAATCGGTTGTAAGCGCCGTAACACCAACGGCCTGATGACTGGCCTAACTGAAGGCTAATCTGTCGCTTCTAGAGATAGGGCCGGGTCGTTAATTCGGCTCGGCCCTATTTCTGTATCTAAGGAGATTTAATGTCGTCCATTCAGGATATAGAACGGGCGTATTATACGGCAGTTCTCGGTGTTCCAATTGATACCTACCAAACGATCAATGATTTGAGGGTGGCTTTCTTCAATCAAGGCCCGCCCCAGACCGCTGAGCAGGTGCGGGATACGATTGCTGCGGCTCTCGTTCAAGGTACTGGTGTCACCATTGCTGTAGATGATGCAGCGAACACGATTACTATTTCTGCGTCTGGCGGCGGTGGCGCTACTGATCCAGAAATCGTTAGGGACACCATTGGCACCGCTTTAGTGCAGGGTACCAATATCACGATTACGGTGAATGATGCTGGCGATACGATCACTATTGCAACCACAGCCACGGTCAACTCGACCGATGCTCAACTTCGTGATAGGTCTACGCATACTGGTACTCAGAGTGCAGATACGATTGTTGACGGCGCTACTAACAAAGCATATACGGCTACTGAAAAGACTAAACTTGCTGGTATTGCGACAGGCGCTACGGCTAACGCAACTGATGCACAACTACGAGATAGGGCTACTCACACTGGAACTCAGGCATTTACCACGCTCTCTGGAACAGCCACGATCGCGCAAATGCCAGCCGGAAACCTACTCTATCAAGCAATCACTACAGGCAACGCTGCATCTACTGCACGGCCTACTGCTCGTACTGATATTTGTGTGCATTGGATTGGTAGCAATGCAGCAAACCCCCCTGCTAACGCAATCTCAGGCGACCTCTGGGATTACACATAATGGTTGCCGGCCCGACTACTCGGAGTGGCCCTACAGGTGGCATATCGACAGCGGCAGTTACCTCGGCGTCTTTTACTCCGACTGCTAACTCGTTTGTCTTAGTAATCGTAGGATCAACTGGTACTTCCGGCTCTACTAGTACTAGAGCAACAACTGATCTATCTAGTACGCATAGTGGCGGAACTTGGGGCACTTGGGGACTATATCAGCAGCCATCAGCCGCTGGTACTCAGTGTGCTACATATGTGTTCTATGCTTTTGCAGGTGCTTCTCCCGGTGCAGGTACTATTACTGTTACTTTGGGTGCAAACCCTGCAGAAGCAAACATCACGATTCTAGAATTTACCGGGGTGGATACAACTACCCCTGTAGGTGCAGCAGCAACAGCAGGAAGTGCATCAGGATCGCAGTCGGTAACGGTTCCGGCAGCGCCTGCAACGACAGACTATCTGTTCGGTGCGGCGACTACCCGTAACTTGAATGCCGCTATGACAGTAGGTTCTGGGTTCACTCAGGCTTACGCTTATTTCAAGGCAGCGCCTTCAGCCAGCGTAACAGCTGAATATGAGACCGGAGTAACTACTACAACAGTAGATATCTCTGGCGGTAATACAATCTATACGACGCTTGTAGGATTCGTTATTAAGAACGCATCAGCAGGCGCTACTCCAAAGCACAAAGTGCATACTGGAGCAGGGCTGACAGACAGTACCCGAAAAGTATTCAATGGGTCCTCTTGGACAGATACGGTGAGTTCAATCAGATGAGTTACATATTCGATCAGGAGAGCGGGCACATGCTGTCCGCAGAGCATCTACGAATCGCAGAGATTCTTCAGGACTATAATCCTCAACTAGATCTAGTGTGGATTCCCCCGGAGAATAGGCTGCCTGAAGATAGAGGGCTGTTCTGGGCTGTCAGGTGTACCCCGTCTGATGGCCGCAAGCCTTATATACTGTTCCAACTACGCGAAGACGAGATTGACCATCGCGTATTGCAGCGGGTCTTCGATCAGGACTTGCATAAGAACCCAGACTTCCTTACTAAACTAGAAACCAAGGAAGCGGCTCAGAGGCTTGTGGAAATGAAGCGTCAGATGGACGAAGCCGAAGAAAGAAAGGCTTTCGTCAAGTCTGTCTTCAGTAGCCCCAAGTCAACGTATAAGCATAACGGCGTTACCTATCACTAGGGGCAGCAATGGGCATCCGGCCTACAACTAAAACGGCAGCGTCCGTTATTGCGGCGGTTAAGCGTCAGTTTGGTGATGAGGCTGGCGTCCAAGTTACCGATACTGATATTATTCGCTGGATTAATGACGCACAGCGCGAGATTCTGACAGCGAACCGGGTATTCAAGGCTAAGGCACTTACTAACATAGTCGCTGGCACCTATGAATACACGTTCCCAACCGAGCCAATTATTGATGTGCAAAGCATCTGGGTAAATGGTAAGCGGATAGAGTTCAAACCGTTTCAGGAGTATGAGGAATATGTGGTATCGGCTGACCCGACTAGGGCTACCACAGGCACCCCCGCAATCTGGACGGAGTGGGCCGGAAGTTTCATTTTCTGGCCTACTCCTGACGTATCCGTGTCTAACGGAATCACGATCTACTACACCAAAGGTCCAACCGACGTAGTAAATCCCGGGGATACGCTATCTGTTCCTGACCTGTACCTAAACCGTATCATCGAATACTGTATGGGACAGGCGTATGAACTGGATGAGGATTATCAAGCATCACAGTACAAACTCAGCCAGTTTACTGAAGGTCTAGGGACTCAGGACGACACGATGATGCCGAGCCAGACTTTTTACCCTAGAATCACCGTGCTAGATGAGGATTATTACTAATGACTGAAGCACAGCCGGTCAAATTTGGGCCGTTTACGGGTGGCATGAACACGTATAGTGACCCGTCAGGTATCGCTGACTCTGAGGCTGTGTTCATCGAGAACTTCGACGTTGATATTGACGGGTCACTAGTAAGTCGTCCTCCCTACCACAACATCAAGACGGATTCATCGCTAACCGCGGCTAGAATGCTAGGTACATATAGGGCTGCCGGAGCAGATTATGCAATCTACTCCAACGCTACTTCTACCTATGCTGTAAATCTAAGCACTTACGCGGTTACGCTAATTACAACTACATTCGCTGCTTCTTCTTGTGTGCAGTATGATAACAAGGTTTGGCTAGTTGCCCCTGTAGGAAGTGCTAACCCCGGTGGTTCGTGGAACGGTACTTCTTTTAGCGCGGTGGCCTCTATGCCAAAGGGCAATTCATGCTGCATCTATAAAGAGCGAATGTATATCGGTCAGGGTGTTGGCGGTTCGGCTACGCTTTACTTTAGCCAAGCCGCTGACCCCGGTGCCGCATGGAACGCAGCAGACTTCCTATTTGTTAACAAGGGTGACGGACAAGACCTAGTAGATATTCGGGTCTTTAACAACGTCATTGTTGTATTCAAGGAAGCCTCTACTTATATTTTTGCCTACGATACCGCTCCTACTAGGGGTACGGTTCAGATGGTAAGTTCTACAGTAGGCGTTCTTGCTCCCAACTGCGTAGTCGATTACGAAAACTCGATCTTCGTACTACATGAGAATATTGTCTATCAGGTACAGAACTGGAACTTCGATCCGATTAACATTAAAGTTCCCTTCACCTATCTGAACGCGACGCCTGCGGCAATGGCACAACCTCGGGGTCTTTCAGTTCTGTATGACCGTCTTTTCGTTCGATACTTCGATAAGACGTATGTGTACCACATGAAAACTAGGGGCTGGGTTGAGTGGACTTCATCCTATACTCCGGCTGTCTTCGTTAAGATTCCTGTAAAGGACCCTGCTACTGGTGCATCTGAATTCGTCGCAGTCTCTTGTCTAAACAATGTCAATAATCTATTCCGCTTCACAGACACAATCGCTACAGGCAAGGGCGATGAGCCTGCATATACCTGTAGGCTCATAACTAAAACTCATGCTATGGAAGTCCCGTATACGTTCAAGCGCCTTATGTGGTGGGGGCTAGACGGATTCCCTAAGACTGACCTAACTGCAAAGGTATCTCCGGTATCTTATGGTCGGGCTGTCACTTGGAATCAGGTAGCCACCAAAAAGTGGAACGAACTAGGCACTTGGTCACGGCTTCTAGACATTAGCCTTGACGTTACG